GCTGCAGCGGCGCGCTGGGCGTTGGAGTGGTGGGCGATGGCGGCGCTCATGCGGCGGCGCCTTGCTGCGCGGCGCGCAGTTGGTTGGCTGCAGCCTGCAGCTGGTGAGCGAGCTGTTCGGCTTCGCTGGCATCCATCTGGACGCTTACGTTTCCGAATTGGGCCTTCACCCGGCCCAGCGGGAGCAGTGCGAAGGCGGCTGGGGTGAGGTCCTTGAAGACGCCAAGAGCGAGCGTGGCCATGCGTGATCTCCTGCGCCCGGCCCCGGGATGGGGTGGTGTTGGGCGACCGGGCTAGATTAGGAGTGGCTAATCATCCAGTCAATAGGAGTGGCTAATATTTTTCTGAACGGAATTCCTAATGGAACTTGGGTTTGCTTAGGAGGCGGGGTACTTCACCCCTGCAAGTGATACGGCTGAGCCAGGCCGGGATACTGCAATTCTGCTTTAGGAGCGCCGTTTGCCGGATGAGGGCGCGGGCGTCTTGCCCCGCCGCCGTTGGCATGCGAAAGTGGCAATGCAAGGGAAGCGGGCTGTTGCGAACTAGCTAGGCTGAGCTATAATGCGCGGCTTTTTCGATTTTGAACCCTGATTCAGCGGTTCGCTGATAGGGTGGTGTTGCGATACTCGGCTCAGGAGGGCCCTGACGTGACCGGAGCTGTTGCTCAAACGAAGTTTAGAGATCTTTACGAGAAGGCTGACCGGCTCTTGAGGCGGGGCGGATTTCAGATCGACATTGCGCGGCTTGCCTCAGAGGCGAAAGATCTGCGCAACGCGGACCCAGTCGAAGCACGCGAAATCTCAGCCATGGTTTCGCTGATCAAACGAGATATGCCCGCCGCAGTTGCTGAGTACGAAAGGGCGATCGAAGCTTCCGGTCGTCGTTTCGACGTGCTCGTCCGGGGAATGATGGTTCTTGGTCTCGTTGGACAATCCTCTTCCGTAGCTGATTTTTATCGCCGCTACGTCTGTATTGAGGAGCTGGACCCCGATTCTCGGGAGTACGTGGCGTCTGCGCTGGGGTTTAGCGGCTGGGCTGCTGAGTCCACGATGATTCGTCTTGCAATGAAAGAGGCGGGCATGGCCTTGACCTCTAGTGCAGAGATTGAGGGTCTGGTGTTGCCACCGAAATCCAGTCATCACGACAGTGAAGCGGCGCCGGGCGTTTCGGCTTCACTGAGTTCTTTGCATATGTCGCGTGGAGCATTAGAGGCCACCGGCATATCTGAGGAGTGGATCGCTGAACGAGTTGGCGCCTCATTGAGGTTCTTGCTGGATCGACACACCGACGTGATCGCCGTTCGGCCTTCGCCAGTGCCGCAAGAAGGTGGAAGGCAAGGCATCATCGTCAACTTCTTTGTCGATGTTGACGCTGAGAGCGGGAGTGCGATTGAGTGGGATCTCTTCGGCCATTTGACGTCGGAATTCCCCGACGTGCTGGACAATGAAGATGTTAGCTTTGCGCTGGTTGCCACAGGGGGCGTAAATGCCGGTTGATGCAAGGGATTTGCAGGATTTCGCAAAAAAAGCATGCCTTGAAGGCGCAGATGAGGCGACCCTTAGAGCGTCGGCTAGTCGCGCTTACTATGCGGCATATCATGCTGTTCTACCGTTTGCAGAGAAGCTTCCCGTGTCTAGCATCCAGGAGGTAGGCGCAACTCATTTGAGCCATCGTGAGATGGGGCGTCGGCTTAAGGAGTGGCATGTCAGCGGAGTATCGCCAAAGCTTCAGGCAATGCGAGTCACTGGCGGACAATTGGCGATGGCCATTCGTGCTTTGCGTCAAACACGCGAAGTGGCTGACTATCGACTGGCGGCTACACTGAGCTACAACGAAGCCCTTCAGCAGATTGACAGGGCTCGGATGGTCCTATCCAAAGTCCTCCAGATCGACGCAGCCATCGGGACCCCTACGAGCACCTCCGCTCCGGCTCCCGTCGACGTAATCTAGATAAGCGCTTATCAGCAAAAGCCCCACTTTGCAGTGGGGCTTTTTCATTTTTACGGGTCGGGTTCTATCTAGAATTTTCGAAGGCCTGCATGGATAAGCGCCTTACCCAGGATGCTCACATCGCCAGGGTCTGGCCTATAGGCCGGGAAGTCGGTGTTGACGCTCACGACGTAGAGACCGTCGCCGCGCTTCTGCAGCATCTTGATCTGCGTCTCGCCCCCGATGTTAATCAGGTAGTAGTCGTCGCCGTCGAAGTAGTCGCAGCTGGTGTCGATCCAGACAATGTCGCCGTCTTCGAGCTTAGGTTTCATCGACGGCCCGCGGCCGGTGATGATCTGGATCCGGCCTGGCTTGGGTAGGTAACCGAGCTTCCTGCGGACTTCCCATTCTGCGACCTCGATGGTCTTTACCACCTCTGGGTAGTCCTGGTTGACCATCCCTGCACCCATTCCCGCACCCCCTTCGAACAAGTCGAAGCGAACATAGCCGGGTGGCGTCTCAATCTCTCGGACTGGCGAGATCCACTCAGTGGGATCCGCGCTGGACTGCATCTGCCCCTTGCCGGTGGCCAGCCACGTCTCGTTCACGCCCAGGGCCTTGGCGGCGGCCAGCAGGTTCTCGCCGCGGAGGAATTTTGCTTTGCCGCTGAACCAGCCGTTGACACTGGGTGCGGAGATCCCGACGCGGCGGGCGAGTTCAGCCTTGGTCAGCTGGGCGTGCTCGATTGCGAGCGTTAAACGTTCGGCAAGAGTAGTCATTAGGAAAGGCTAACTACAATTGGATTAGGACTGGCTATTGACTGGTGCATTAGCTAGTCCTAACCTTGGCGACATGGACAACCTTACTGCTTCCGAGATCATCGACCGCTTGGGTGGCACCACCGAGGTGGCCCGCATCTGCCGAATCAAGCCGCCGTCTGTCAGTGAGTGGCGTGCAAGTGGAATTCCACCGGCGCGCAGGCAGTTCCTCGAATTGCTGCGGCCGGAAGCATTCGTAGGGTCCAGCATTGCGGCCGTCCGCCAGCTGGTCGACAGCGGCATGAGTAAGCGCGCGCTGCGCGCCAAGCTCGGCATGGACAGCGACAGGCACCTGGCCACCTTGCTGCAGCTTCCTCTCGAAGAGGTTGCGGCATGGCCAGAGGAGGGCGTTCTGCCCGCCTTGCCGCAGATCCAGCGCCTGCTCGGCGTTGAGCCACAGGCCGCTGCTGAGCCCGCGAACGAGGATCCCGACGCGAATCGCATCGCCCCGGTCGACACCGCTTGAAAGGCCGTCCCTGGCCGTCGTCCCTGACTTGTTGATCTCCATGGCGCCCATCGTGCGCCACCCGGGCCCAGCCCGAAACCTTGAAACATAGCCTTTCCCAAGGTGACCCATGACCTGCCGTACATCCGCACTCAACTGGCTCGACGTTCTCTACAACTCCGTGCGCAAGACGCCCGGTGGTGTCGTGGACGCGGCCGCATTCCTGGCCGACCGACGCGGCAAGTCCATGCACCCGGAAACGCTGCGCGCAAAGCTGCGCGGGCTGGAAGGTGAGTCTGTGACGATGGAAATCGCCGAACTGCTGACCGAGTGGATGCAGGAGAAGGCAGGCGGCAGCGATTACGCACTGGACTGGATGCAGGCGCTGGCCGGGCAGTTCGGCATGGCCGTCGCTACGGTCCCGCCGCCGCCGGAGGGCGGTTGGTCCGACGAGATTGGCGCAATCCAGACCAAGCTGCTGGAGATCACCACAAGGGTGGGGCGCTTGTCTGGCACCGCCGTGGACGCGATGGCTGACCGCCATATCGACAGCGACGAAGCGAAGCTGATGGTGGAAGAGGCCAACTCGCTGATCACGATGGCGCACCGGCTGATCCGCAACGTGTCGCGCGCTGCAGCGAAGGGGAGGGTGCGTCGATGAACCATCCGGCCCGCTCCACTGATCCGCAGTCCAGCCACATCGCCGCCGCCGGCCTCGCTGAAAGCGGCGCGCTTCGTGTGCAGCACGCCAAGACCGAGGCTGCGGTGATCCGCCATCCTGGCCAGAGCAGCCTGCACCTGTCGACGCTGACTGGCCTTGACCGCCACATGCTGGGTCGCCGACTGCCTGAGCTGGCCCGCGAGGGACGCATCTGGCGCGGTCCGATGGCGCCGTGCGCCACCACTGGCAAGCCCGCATGCACCTGGTGGCCCGTTGCGCCGGGCGAGAACCTGACGCTGGGGCTCTGACATGTCGACCATCATCATGTCGCAATGCTGGCCGCTGCGGGGCCTGAGCGTCACGCAGAAGGCTGTGCTGATCTCGCTGGCTGATCAGGCCAACGACGACGGTGTGTGCTGGCCGGCGGTGGGCACCATCGCCGCGCGCTGCTGCATGTCGGCGCGCGCTGTGCGTACGGCAATGGATCACCTGGAGGCCGTCGGCCTGCTGACCCGTGACCGCCGGTTCAACAGCAGCACGGTCTACAAGGTCACCCCGGCCAACTTCGACAAGGCCGCTGCGCCGTCGAAGGCTGGCCGCAAGTCCGGAAAAGCAGGTACTGCACCGGGCGCAGGTGCTGCGCCCCATGCAGGGGGTGCGCCCGCTGCAGGAGGGGATGCGCCCGATGCAGGAGGGGATGCACCGGGCGCAGGTCTAGGGGTGCGCCCCGTGCCGCCTAACCGTCATATAACCCTCAATGAACCGTCAGGAGAACCGTCATTTCCGGCGGGCCTGCCGGCCGCGCCGCTGGAGGTGGTTTCCGAGACCGACCTACAGGCTGCGTGCCGTGCTACCTGGGCGGCCTACGCCAGTGCCTACCGTGACCGCCACGGTGTGGCACCGGTGCGCAACGCCAAGGTGAACAGCAACGTCCGGCAAATCGTGCAGCGCCTCGGCCACGGCGAAGCCCCGCTGGTGGCCGCGTGGTTCCTGACCGTCAACGAGCGCTACGTGGTGCAGAACATGCACGACCTGGGCGCGCTGCTGGCGAAGTGCGAGGCATACCGCACGCAGTGGGCCACCGGCCGGCAGATGACCCAGGCCAGCGCCGCTCAGCAGGACCAGACGCAGTCCAACGCCAACGCGGCCGACGAAGCCAAGGCGCTACTGCGGAAGATCAAGGGAGCCAGCCATGCTCAGTGACTTCGAGCAGGAGCGGCTTGTCGAGCTGCTGGTGGCAACGGCCGAGGTAATCGGCGACCGGATCAGCGCGAGCGCCGCCGTGTTCATGGTTTCGGACCTGGCGCAGTACCCGCTGCCGATGCTGGAGCGCGCGCTGGCGTCGTGCCGCCGGGAGCTGAAGGCACGGCTTTCGCTGGCGGCGATCCTCGAACGCATCGAGGACGGCCACCCGGCACCGAATGAGGCATGGGCCAACGCGATCCGTGCCGCCGACGAAGGTGCGACCGTGGTGTGGACTGAGCAGACCCGCGATGCGTGGGCGGCGGCGTCGCCGCTGGTGCAGGCAGGCGACAAGATCGCGGCCCGGCCGGCATTCCTGGAGGTGTACACCCGGCTGGTGAAGGAAGCGCGCGCTGGACACCGCACGGCCACCTACCAGCTGTCCCTCGGCGGCGACGTGTCCGGCCGGGACAGCGTACTGCGGGAAGCGGTGGCCGCTGGCCAGCTGTTGAAGGAACAGGTGGCGGAGTATCTGGCACTTCCGCCCGCCACCCCAGCCTTCAACCCGCTGGCGCTGCTGGCTGGAACGGTTGAGCCATCGCCGACAGCGGACGAACGGACCCGTTCGCGCCTGGCCGAGATCGTCGCGCTGCTGGAGGGCAAAGCCGCATGAGCCCCGATCACTTCAACGTCGAAGTGCGCCCTGTGAGCGAGCCGGTCGCCGAGGCGGGCTGGTATCTGGCCTACGGCTACGGGATCAAGCCGCTGGTGGTCTACGCGACGCGCGGGATGACTGTCTGGCGCGATGGCATGCGGCGTATCCCGATCACCCGCTACGCCGGCCCGATCCCGGAGCTGCGCTGATGTGGTCGAACGCACCGGCGCCGACGAGAGAGGAGGTGGGCCGGATCGAGCTGGCCAAGACCGGCCCGTGCATGGCCTGCCTGGCGCTGCAGATGCAGGGCCTGCTGGACCCCGAGCTGGTGGTCTACGGCTGCGACTACAACCACGCCAAGAGCGGGAACGTGCGGCGCGGTCACATGTTCGGCTACGCCCTCTGCAAGTGGCACCACGTGCGGCATCCGATGGAGGGGAACACCTTCGCGACGATGCGCCAGATTTACGGCCCGAGCCTGATGGATGGCTCGCGGACGTTCCACGAGACGTACGGCTCCGACGACGAGCTGATTGCAAACCAGACCTACATCAACGAACTGAGGGCGGCAGCATGAAGACGAAGGCCATGGCGCCGAAGATCAACCCCCAGCGTGTGCCCCGCGAGCGGCGGATGGACCACAACACGGTGTCCCGGCCCAAGCGAGTCAAGGCACGTGTGCTCGCCGATGGCCCGGCCGAGACGGTGGAGCAGTTCGAGGCACGCGGCGGGCAGGTGCAGCGCCTGACGGCCAGCTGGGACCGTGCGGCGTGACAGGTGCCGCAATGGAAGACAACCAAGCGCGATCGCGCGCTGTACGAGCAAACCACCAAGGGGAAGGCGCATGGGAATGAACGAGGCACGCGAACTGCTGTCGAGCCGGACGGGGCCGAGGGCATTGAGCTTCGACGGAAGCATCGGTGGACCGAGCACTGAGGAAATCTTGGCCGCCTTGGCGTACGTGCCGGCCGGCCTTGGTCGCGAACTACTGGAGGCCCTGTGGTGGCCGGAGAGTGGTCAGCGGAGGCGCGAGCAGCTGCGCCAGGCCGTAATCGCTTTGGTGGCACCGGAGTTCACCCGCCAGATGCATGCCCTGGCCGACGCCCGCACCGAGTTCGGCATCGCCAAGGCCAGCATAGGCTGGTGCGGCGGGATGGTCACCGATGCACAGCGACGCGAGCTGCGCCGCGCGGAGGCTGCGCTGGATGACGCGCGCGCTGCGGCATGGCCGAACAACACGATGGAGCAGCTTGGGATTCTAGCTGGGGCGGTGATCGCGGAGATGGTCGGTGCATGCGAGTGCGATCGATGCGGCGGCAGGAGGGTTGTTCCAGATCCGGCAGGCGCAGGTGTAGTGAACTGCGGAGATTGCGGCGGAAGTGGCTGCGAACCTCTCAGTGGCCGAAAGCGAGCTGGCGCCATCGGTGCGGATTGGTCGGCATATAGCCGGTTCTGGCGGCCGGTCTATGAGTGGATGCTTGCCAACTTCCGCGCGGCCGAGGCGCGCGCTGCAAGACAGTTCAGCAAGGCACTCACGATGACGGCCTAACGATGACTTCCTAGGTCATCGAAAAAGGCGGCATTCTTGCCATCATCCAATCGCAAGCCCCGGCCCAGCCGGGGCTTTCCTTGCTGGCAGCTTTCTACCGACACTGCTCCCGCCTGATCACTTTCTTGCTAGGTAGTCGCCATTAGGACGGGTCAGGGGAGTCTCAGGCTTCTGTCGATGGATGCGCGCCCTTGGCGCTATCCCTGACTTCGACGCCCTTGCGTTTATTCTCAGGGAGTTTGAGGTAAAGAGCCTCAATCTCCTTGGGGCGAGTGATCCGATCCTCAACGATCAGATTGAGCATGGAGAACAGCGAGTTCACCAGTTCAGGTCCATCCTCATCTGAGATCTCACCAGGATGCACGGATTCGTTGCCCACCACTCGGCAGAGATCGAGCGCTTGCTGGATTCGCACCGGGAGTCCTTTCGACACAAGGCTGGCGATGTCAGCGTTAATGTTCGAACCTCTCTCTCCCAAGAAGGGCATTAGCTTCTGTAGCGCTAAGCGTAAGAGAGCAGCGGCAGCTCGGTATGAGCTGCTAGCAATCTCTGCAGCCTCTCGATAGATAGCCGCCACCTCTTGCGGCATATCCGCATGCGGTGGTGCCGCCGTTGAAGCTTGGGGGTGAACGATCCTTGGTCGACCGTCGGTATTCAGCCAGTAGGAAACACGATCACAGTGATCACACCGAATTATGAAAGCGGATGAAGCCTTGTATCCGATATTTTCCGAATAAGAGAGCTGATATCTATTCTGCTTTGCGTAGGCATTGCAGTGGGGGCAGTTGAATGCGGTAGCAGTAAAGTCTGGCGCAACGTACCTGTTACTCATTTCCATGGCTCCTTGGGTTGCTCCCCCAAGCATAAAGCGGCTGATTGAAATCGGCATCCAGACTTGCTGTTCAGATCTGGAGCTAGACCCAACTTGTAGCCCCGGTCCAGCCGGGGCTTTTTCTTTCCGGAGAAGCTATGGCGCAAGTCACTCCCCAACAGGTCGGCGGCGTGAACGTCGTGGCCTTCCTCGACATGCTGGCGTGGTCCGAAGGGACGGACAACGGCCGGCAGCCGACCAACGACCGCGGCTATGACGTGCTGGTCGGTGGTGGTTTGTTCCGTGGCTACGCCGACCATCCGCGCGTAGTGGTGGATCTGCCGCGGCTGAAGATCCAGTCCACTGCAGCCGGCCGCTACCAGCTGCTGCGCCGCTACTTCGACGCCTACAGCAAGACGCTGGGCTTGAAGGACTTCAGCCCGCTGAGCCAGGACCTGATCGCGCTGCAGCAGATCCGCGAGCGCCGTGCGCTGCCGCTGATCCAAGCCGGCAAGATCACCGAGCCATCGCGGCCGTTCGCAACATCTGGGCCAGCTTGCCTGGCGCCGGCTATGGCCAGCACGAGCAAAAGGTCTCCGACCTCTTAGCCGTGTACCGCAAGGCTGGCGGGACGGTCGTGTCATGACGGGGGTTGGCATCGACTGGCAGGCCATCGGGACCGCGATCGGCGGCCTGATGGTGGGCGCAGGCGGCGTGGCCCTGTGGTGGCGCAAGCAGTTCGTAGAGACAGCCAGGGAAGGGGCCGAGGTAAACGTGATCCAGCTGATGCGCGAGGAAGTGACCCGGCTGGGCGAACGGGTTGGCCGCATGGAGGCCAGGGAACTGCGCCTGATCCGCCATATCTACCGGCTGGAAGGGTTGATGCGCGCGGCCGGCTTGGAGCCACCGCCGTTTGACCCGGACAGCGACACCATCAGGGCAGGAGGGTCCGAATGAACCGAATCACCATCGCGGTTGCTGCCTTCGTCCTGTGGTCAGCCGCAATGTTCGGTGCTGGCTGGGCCTGGCGTGGCGACCGGGCCGATGCCAGCAACGCCAGCCTGCGCGCCGCCGGCGCATCGGCGGTCGCCGACCAGGTGAACCAGACCCGCGCCACCGAGCAGAGCAAGGCTCTGCAGCTGGCCGACATTGGAGCTAAGCATGAAGAAGACCGGACTGCGGCCGCGACCGTCCCTGCTGCTGTTGTGGCTGACCTGCGCGCTGGGCGTCTCCAGCTGCGCGACGACCTCGCCACCTGCAGCACCAGCCTCCTGTCCCAAGCCGTCGCCGGCGCCGTCGAACGTGATGCGCACGCCGAACTACGAGCAGAGGTTGCGGGAGCTGCTGTTCAAATCGGCCGCGACGCCGACGACCACGTCCGCGCCAGCCAAGCAGTAATCGCGGCCGACCGGCAAACGGTGACGCAATGAACCGCCGAATGCTGGCCCTTGGCCGGCTGAAGACCGGCGAGATGAACAGGACCGAGACAGCGTATGCCGAGCGGCTGCGCGCGATGGAAGCGGCAGGCGAGGTGCAGTGGCACCGGTTCGAGGGCCTGAAGCTGCGCCTGGCCGACAACACTTTCTATACCCCGGACTTTGCGGTCATGGCTGCCGACGGCGTCATGGAGTGCCACGAGGTGAAGGGGCACTGGCAGGACGATGCACGGGCCAAGATCAAGATCGCAGCGGCCATGTACCCGTTCCGCTTCATTGCGGTGAAGGCCAGGCCCAAGCGGGACGGCGGTGGCTGGGAAGTGGAGGAATTCTGATGCACGCGACAGTGACTGCGTCGGTTCGTCTGCGCTGGTGGCTGCGGTGGTATCTGGCTGCCGTGGTGTGGTTTGCCCGGGCCACGGGAATGGAACCGGACTGGGAGCGGGTTGAGTGGTGGATCCGCCGCGGCCTGGTGCTGCGAACGACGAGGGTTGGTGATGGACGCTGCACGGATTGAAGAGGTGGCGGCTGCCCTGACCGCTGAGCAGGCGGCGCGCGCTGGTGCTGATGCTGCTCTGGCAGCGCTCATCGAAGGCAGCACCGACAGCCGCATCGACCGAC